TCTGATGACGAGATCGCCGACCTGACCTACGTCGAATCGACCGGCAATACCGATCCAGACGAAGTGCCTGCCGTGCAGGATGAAGCGGTGACGCAGCCGAGCGATGTGTGGGTGCTGGGCGACCATCGCATCATGTGCGGCGATTCGACTAATGCCGATGTGGTACGGACGTTGCTGGGGGGGGGCATGCCGCATCTTATGGTCACTGACCCGCCCTATGGTGTCGAGTACTCACCTAGAACATCTAATCCGCTAAAAGCGGGAAAGGTACTGAACGACGACCGCGCCGACTGGCGCGAGGCGTGGGCGCTATTCCCCGGCGAGGTGGCCTATGTGTGGCACGCCTCGATGTTTACGCATGTGGTGCTCGAATCGCTGGAAGCCTGCGGATTCGAGCACCGCGCCATGGTCGTGTGGGGAAAGGATCGATTCACGATCGGTCGTGGCCACTATCACTGGCAGCATGAACAGGCATGGTACGTCGTCAAGAAGGGGGCGACCGGACATTGGAGTGGCGACCGAAGCCAGGCCACGCTGTGGAGCATCAAGGCGCGCGAAGATGGTGGCCACGGGCACGGAACGCAAAAGCCAATCGAGTGCATGAAGCGCCCGATTGAAAACAACAGCAAGCCGGGCGATTCAGTTTATGATCCATTCAGCGGCAGCGGAACCACCCTCATCGCCGCCGAGCAAACCGGCCGGCGCTGCTACGCGATGGAGTTGTCGCCGCAATACGTCGACGTCGCTGTGCGCCGCTGGCAGCAATTCACCGGCAAGCGTGCGGTGCTGGAATCAACCGGCGCGGATTTCCCCGCCTAAATGGCCACCATCGCCGACCTCCAAGCCGAACGCGAGCGCCTGCGTGCGGCCAACGCAAAAGCGGAATTCGAGGCCGCGATGGCGGCGACGGTGGCGATGCCGGAATTGCTGGCGGCCGGGAATACCGTGCGCCGGCTGATGCTCGACGCGCTCGATGCGGTGGCGGATCGGTTTGTTTCGGCCATCGCCGGAGAGAAAGACGAAACGCGGGTGCATTACCTGCTGTCGGAAGAAGCGCACCAGTGGCTCACCGCGCTGGGCGAAGCCGCCGCGCCGGTGCCGATCATTGGTGATCGCTTCCGTCGGGGCGTCAAGCCGCGTGATCTGCTCACCGTCTCTGAATGGGCGGATCGTCACCGCGAGCTGCGCAGCGGCACCAACGCGCCGGGGCCGTGGCGCACCGACTTCACGCCTTACCTGCGCGAGATCATGGATTGCCTTTCAGAGCATTCCGCCGTGCGCCAGGTGACCTTTATCAAATCCTCCGGCGTGGGCGGCACTGAGGCCATGTTTAACTGGATCGGCTACCTGATGCACCACCTTGGCAACAAGGATTTGCTGTGCGTGATGCCGACGCTGGAGCTGCGCGACCGCTCCTTCAATCCGCGCTTGTCGAAGATGCTCGACGAATCGCCGGCGCTGGCCGGGCTGATTACCACGGCCAAGCGCGACCGCGCCAACCGGGGCGACCTGATGGAATACGGCGCGCGCTCGCGCATCATCAAGGCCGGGGCGAATTCGCCGGATTCGCTGCGCTCCGACCACCTGCCCTATGTGATCTGCGACGAGGTGGATGCATTCCCCTGGGACGTTGGTGGCGAAGGCGACCCCATGACCCTGATCGAAAACCGCCAGCGAACATTCAGCCGGGCGAAGACCTACCTCGTCAGCACACCGACGAAAGAAGGGGGGTCGCGCATCACCCAGCAATACGAACGATCCGACATGCGCCGCTACTATGTGCCATGCCCGCACTGCGGCGAATTACAGCACCTCGAATGGGGCGGAAAAGAACGGCCGCACGGCCTCAAATTCCGCCGCGCCCTGCAGGTCGAAGGCGACACCGGCCCGGCCCACGTCGAACGCGCCTGGTATGTCTGCAAAGAATGCGGCGCAGAAATCGACGAAGCGCAAAAAACCGACATGCTCGCCAAAGGCCGCTGGATCGCCGCGCGCCCATCCGTCAAACACCATCGTGGCTACCACATCAACGCCCTCTATGCGCCAGTCGGCCTCGGCCTGTCGTGGATCAAGATTGCGCAAAAATGGATCGATGCGCAAGGCGACAGCGCCGAACTCAAAGCCTTTGCCAACACCTACCTGGGCGAAGTGTTCCGCGAAGCCGGCGAAAGCATCGAAAATATCAGCCTCATATCGCGCCTCGAAACCTACCCCGACAACCTGCAAACCGCCATCCGCACCGCCGGAGTGGACGTGCAAAAAGACCGCCTCGAAATCACCGTTGTCGATTGGGGCGCAGGCGAAGAAGGCTGGCTGCACGACCATATCCTCCTGCCCGGCGACACCACCCAGCCCGCCGTATGGCAAGACCTGCACGACACGCTTACCGATCTATCGGTACGCAGTGCGGCGATAGATTCAGGCTATAACGCCAGTCAAGTCTATAGCTTTGTCGAGAGTAGGCGCTGGTGCTACGCCACCAAAGGCGTTACCGGCATGTCCCGGCCTCTTGTCGAAGACGAGAAAAAGCGCCGCCAGCGCCTGCGGGTCAAGCGTAAACGCGGCATCCCCGTCGAGCCTATCGGCGTGGATGGCGGCAAAGCGCTGCTCTATGCACGCCTCAAGCTCACCGCTGCCGGCCCTGGCTACATCCATTTTCCGCAAGACCCCGCCTTTGACGACGAATACTTCGCCCAGCTCGCTGCCGAGAAACTCGTCACCAAATACAAAGGCTACCGCCCCATCGCCGAATGGGTGCAAATGCGCCCAAGAAACGAAGCCCTCGACTGCCTGCTGTTGGCGCTGGTGGCCCTGCGCTTGACCGGCAAAGATCTGAAGCACTGGCAGCCCGAAGCAAAAGTCGGCGCTGGCGAGACGGCAACTACCGAGCAATCCTCGGCAGTTCTCCAGACAACCCCCATCACCCCGCCCCGCCGCCGTCCGGCAGATCCCGGCTTCGGCACCTCGGACTGGAACCTATGAGCAAAATCAGCGCACAAACCCTCGCCCAAGACGCCGCCGTCGATTTTCGCAACGAACTCACCCGCATCGTGCGCGACACCCTCGGCCTGCCGGAAAAAATCGCCGTCCCCATGGCCGAAGAACTCGCACGGGGACTCAAAAAGCGTATGGGTGGCCTCTACATTCCCGTGCGCGAAATCCGCCAGACCAGAGACGCCGCCATCCTGCGCGATTTCAACGGCCGCAACCATGTTGAGGTTATGCGCACCCACAACATTAGCCAGCGCACGCTTTACCGCGTGATCAGCGGCAAATAAACCGCCGCGCCGTCTCGCCAGCGCCGACTTTCTGCGCTTTTGCCATTTTTCGGAGAAATGGCAAAACATATCCGCCACCATGCGGGTTCTCTCTGCAGGAGACCCACCCCATGGCCATAACGCAAGCCGACATTGATGCCATCGATGCCGCAATTATCAGCGGCGAACTCACCATTCGCACGCAAGACCGCACTGTCACCTATCACAGCAAAGCCGAGCTGATCGCCGCCCGTGGCCATGCCGCTGCCGTGCTTGCCAGCCAAAGCAGCGCCGGACGCATGGCCGCGCGCCATCAACTCGCCAGCTTTGCGGACGACTGACCCCATGCCCAACATCATCGACCAGGCCATTGCCTACCTCGCCCCTGGCGCGGCCCTCAAGCGTGCCCAAGCCCGCCGCGTGCTCGCCTATTACGAAGCCGCCAAACCAGACCGCCTGCGCAAAAACCGCCGCGAAACCGCCAGCGGCAACGACGCCGTGTTGCGCGCCGGATCATCCCTGCGGCAACAGGCCAGGCATCTGGAACAAAATTACGATCTGGCCCTCGGCATCCTCAACACCCTCGTCGCCAACGTCATCGGCCCCGGCGGCATCGGCATCGAACCGCAGCCACGTCGCAAAGATGGCAGCATCCATAACGAAATGGCCCGCCAGTTGCTCGACCTGTTCAAAGACTGGTCGATGCGCCCCGAAGTCACCTGGCTGCACGACTGGCCCAGCGCACAGCGCATCATGGCGCGCGCCTGGCTGCGTGATGGCGAAGTGTTCGCCCAGCTCATCGAAGGGCAAGGCGCTTACCTCGATCACGGCACCCGCGTACCGCTCTCCATCGAAATGCTCGAAGCTGATTTCGTGCCGATGGATCTGCAATCCGCCGCGCCGCAGATCCAGCAAGGCATCGAAACCAACGCATGGGGCCGGCCGGTCGCCTATCACGTCTTCCGTACCAACCCCATCGAATCCAGCACCAGCGCCATGCGCGCCGTCACCAAGCGCCTGCCGGCAGATCGCGTGCTGCACCTGGCCAATCGCCACCGTATCCGGCAACTGCGTGGCGTGAGCCTGTTCGCATCGGTGCTGAACCGCTTTGACGATCTCAAAGACTACGAAGAATCCTT